TGCTGCCACGGCTGGTGATGGAGGTGCTGCCACGGCTGGTGATGGAGGTGCTGCCACGGCAAGAGGGAAGGCTTCAACAGGATATAATGGTTTGTCAGTAGCAAGAGGAGAAAATGTTCAGGTAAAAGGCGGAATAGGTGCAATTTTGGTCATAGCTGAGGAAAGGGATGATACGTATGATATTGTTGATTGGAAGGCTGTAGTAGTTGATGGTGAGGTTGTCAAGGCTGATACATGGTATAGACTGGAAAACGGTGAGTTAGTGGAAGTTGATTAATAGCTTGCTGATATTACAATAAGAATTTAATTAATAATAATTACCATTTACCTGACATCAGGAAAATGGTTCAAAACATAATTTGAAATGAGTAAAACAACAATTTATTACCTATTCCTAGTAGTAATGTATATGCTGCTAGGATAGATGGAAAGGAGAAATATGGATAAAGATAAATTCAACAAAGCAATAGAAATCAACAATAAAATAGAGGAATACAAAAATCATAAGATGACACTTGAAAATTCTAACATAAAATATGGTGGTGGATTGATATTTACATACAACAGGATGCACAATGATGTACCATTAAAGGAAGAAATTTTTGGTAAGAATTTCTTTCAGTGCTATCTGTATGCTTTGGATAGTAAGATAAAAGAATTACAAAAAGAGTTTGACGAATTATAATTAGAAATGAGTGAATTATATATACCGCCTGAGCGATTTGAGAGAGACTTAATTACCGGACGATTTTTAAAAGGTTGTGTTTCTCGCAACAAGGGTCGTAAAATGGTTTATCATTCAAAACGTTCCAAGGCCAGAAGTATAAAAAATCTGTCTAAAGGACGTGGGGCTTGGCATAAGACTGGTGCAGGCATGAATAAAAAGAGCGTTGTTTTGATAAAGGATGAGAAATTATGTGGAGTATTCCCTTCGATACAAACGGCTGGTAAGATGATTGGCGTGGCTCCTTCTTTGATCAGTGCTATATGTCGGAAAGTGAGAGGCAAACATACGGCTAATGGATACAGATGTTTTTTCGAAGATAGCAATGATTGGTGTAATTTAATTAAACAAGATTATGAATAGTGACAGGCAGAAGATATTAACTGATTATATTTCCTACTTATACACAACAGGCAGGACTTATGATACTGTCGGGAAATATATCAAATATGTAACGGATTTTCTTGAACGTACTGAAGATGTCAATCGTCGTGGCTATCTGGTTTATAAGCGTGAAAATGCAGATGTCATGGTGCGTCATTCGCTAATGTGTTCAGCTATATGCGATCTATTGTCTTTCCTTAACATCGGATATGGAAGGAGGGATAAGACGGTAAAGCCACTGGAAAAACTTGATGTCATTTCGGATAAGAACAAGAAACAACTTAATGATTTCATTATATGGCTGACTGACAACAATGATTACTCTTCTCATACAGTTTATATATATTACACATCCATGAAAAAGTATTTCGAATACGCCAATGAGGTAAACATGGATAATTGCAGGAGGTTTATAAAAAGTCTTGAAGAAGAAAAATTATCTCCCGCTACCATCCGTTTGCGGATTACAGCAATAGAAAGATTTTCCAAATGGCTGAAGAAGCCTATAGAACTGAAGCGTCCCAAAATAAAGCGCAAGCTTGATGTGAACAATGTGCCGACTGAGGAGGAATATAACCGGCTGTTGGAATATCTCAAGGCAAAAAACAATAAGGATTACTATTTCTTTATTAAGGTTTTGGGAACAACGGGCGCCCGTCTGTCGGAATTCCAGCAGTTTACGTGGGAAGACATCATATCCGGGGAAGTGGTATTAAAAGGAAAGGGTAACAAGTACAGACGTTTTTTCTTCCAAAAAACAATTCAGCAGGAAGCGAAGGTTTACGCTAAAGAATATGGTAAAACCGGGATTTTTGCGGTAGGGAGATTCGGCCCGATCACACAGCGTGGCTTTTCCCAGCACTTGAAAGCATGGGGAAAACATTGCGGCATTGATCCAAGGAAAATGCACGCGCACGCCTTTCGCCATTTTTTCGCTAAGATGTTCCTTAAAAAAAACAAAGATGTAATTCAACTCGCTGACCTTCTAGGTCACGGGAGTGTAGACACAACAAGAATTTATTTGCAAAAAAGCTATGACGAACAAAAAAAAGATTTTAATCGAAACGTTACATGGTAGTGTAGCGCAGCTCAATGAACTGTCATCCATGACCGAAGGGATAGACATCTATGACGATACCGGGTGTGTTGACACTGATTTTTTGATAGAAGCGATATCTTGCGTCAGTGCCTTCATGGACGCAAGCAACATAGTTGTTCAAAAAATATCTTCACTTTTAGCGCCGGACGCTTCAACGGACGAAAAGAAAAAACAGGCTGATGAAGGTAAGAAATGGAGCGTGGAAGAGATATTGAAACATTGTACTCTTGAGGATGGTGTTCTCAAACTTCCCCAAGTTCAATTCAACAAAAAATCCTATGCTGAAGCAAAAAAGTGGATAGAAGAAGCCGGCGGCTCATGGCAAGGTGGGAAGGTACAAGGTTTCACATTCCCGTTTAATCCGGAACGTGTGTTTTCCGTTTTGAAAGAGGGTAAACGGTGCAACCTACAGCGAGATTACCAGTTTTTTGAAACTCCGTCCGATGTTGCCGACTGGCTGGTTATGCTTGCCGGAGGGATACATGAGGATGATACGGTACTGGAGCCGAGTGCCGGCCGCGGTGCTCTCATTAAAGCCATTCATAGGGCTTGTCCTTCTGTAATAGTTGAATGTTATGAGCTGATGCCGGAAAACAGAGAATTTCTTCACACCCTTAGCAACGTAATATTGCTTGATGAAGATTTTACGAAAGACAGTGTAGGGCATTACACTAAGATTATTGCCAATCCTCCATTTTCTGGTAATCAGGATATTGATCACGTAAGACTTATGTATGAACACTTGGAAGAAGGAGGAACTCTTGCAGCTATTACCAGTCGGCATTGGAAAATTGCGTCTGAAAAGAAATGTGTTGAGTTTCGGGAATGGTTGGAAGAAGTTCATGGAGAAGTTTTTGAAATTGGAGCTGGCGAGTTTAAAGAGAGTGGAACTACTGTTAGCACTATGGCAGTTGTAATAAAGAAATAATTCAAAACCGTTGTGCTCGGAGTGTGGGAGATTGATATTTGACAGTAAAGGGGAAAATCCGCGTATGATACCAGGGAAGTGGCATGGGAAATTTCCCAAAAGACAAGCCACTGATGCTGAAAAGAGAATGGTAGATAGGAATGGCAGGTTTTAATAACAATGTTAATAATTAGAATAATTATGAAGAATAAAATAATATCCGGCATTATAGCTGCACTGTCTTTACCCGTATATTTTTCTCTACTTTGGGCTATTGATCAGTTCTTGTTAGTTAGAATTGTCTTAGTATTTGTAATGATAGCATGTATGATTGTATCGGTGTACAAGCTATCCAAACTTATTCTTGACGAATATTTTAAAAAGCATAATAAGCGATGAAAACAATTTTATTTATATCTATATGTATTATCGCCCTATTATGGGTTGGAGATCTCACAATTACATTTAAGCCGTTTTCCATCTCGTTGCCCGGTTGGTATAAGCCTATAGGTATCATTCTGTTTTGTCTGTCAGTGGCGGTATATAATATAGGGGAATATACTAGAGGCTATAAACAAGGTTTCGATGATGGGATAAAGGAATGTATTGAAATACTTAAAAAAAAAATGAACAAAGAAGAATTTCAGACAAAGAAAAATGATATTGATTCAAAAATAAGGAAAATGAGTAAATCAGAAGAATATATTGAAATCAAGAGTTTTGTGGTAGTCAATCCCAACTTCCCGGTTATCACAAAAGAAAGTGCTCTTAAAGCCGTTGCAATGGCAGAGGAAGAAATGAAACGGAAAGCCATCGAAGTTCTTTCCTCTGTTTTGGATAACTGGGTGCATGGTGGTGACGCAGACTGTATCATTGCGGAGTTTGAGGAAAGATTAAATATCGGATGAAACCGGAACGGGCGCCCTGCGGCATACAATAATATGCGGGGCGCCCGTTGTCAATGAGATGTTATCGTGTTTCTTTCCGCAGTCTTTCCCTGACCTGCCGCTCCGTGAATCCGAATGCCGCGGCGAACTGTTTGAATTTCTCCTTCTGCCCGGAGGGGAGAAGGGAGTACAGGCTTGAGAACGGCGTGCCGCCTTCCAGCGCTTTCCTGATTTCTTTCTTTTTCATATAAGTTCCTTTATCTGTTTCTTACAACATTCACAATCACACAGCAGCAACCTGGCCTTGTCGAACATCTTCTGTCCTATATTGCCGGACAGGTAGCATATCTCCTCGCCCCACGGGTCGATCCCCAGCGCCTTTGCCATGTGCGCTTCCAGGTGCTTCCTTTCGTGGTCATAGGAGTTCTGGAACTCGGCGGGTGACGATGTGGTCCCTATCACCATGACCGTCTGCCTTGTGCCGTAGTTGGAATAGGTGAGTCCGGTGTCCGGTTTGCCGGAGGACAGGTTCCTGTACGCCGTTTCCAGATCATTTCCGCGGCAGCCTATGTCATAGAGCCTGCCCATGATCTCGTCGGTGTAGTAACAGTCCACGGCATAGTAGACCTCCACCTTCCATCCGTACTCCTCTATGTCAAACCACTGGCGGATCATAACATCTCGTCCCATTCCACCGGTTCCCCGGCCCTTGTCATTTTCGCATACCACATGCACATGACCATGCCTTCCGGAGCGTCATGGTCATCTATGATATCCTTGACGTAGAGTGCCAGATGGGGCTCGTCGGCAATGGAGGACTTGAAACAGTCCGCTTTTGCCTGGTTGGCCACGTATACATAGTCATATAATGTGTTGTTCTCCACCCTGACCCCGTTCTTGGCCAGAAGCTCATCCACCTTGTCCTTGGTCATGGGTTCGATCTTCTCGCTTTTCCCGGTTGCCGGGTTCATCCTGCGCATGAGTGACACGGCGAAGTCGCACAGCTTCTTGTTGAAGTGCCAGCCATTGTGCCGGAGGTACGCCGTCATCTCCTTTGGCCGGTCATCATATATGTCCAGAGGTTCCTTTGTCCTGTTCATAGTCTTCTTGTTAGCCGGGACGGGGGAATCCTCCGTCCCGGCGGGTTAAACTAACGGTATCTTGAATAGCGTCCTGTTCCGGGCACTCCGCGGCGCTGGCCCATCGAGCCGCCGCCATAACGGTTCCCGTATCCTCCGCCGTATCCGCCACGGTTTCCATAACCGCCACGTTGTCCCATGTCGTCATACTCGTCATAGTCATCGTAGCCGTCGTCGCGCTGTCCCATGCCGCTCCCTTCCGAGAGTTCCTCAATGCACTGCATGAGCTTGCCGCCATACTTGAGCATTTTTTCGGCATAATCGGACATTCTCTCGACCTTGCTGTCTTCTATCTCGATCATCATCATACTTGTTGTTTTTTAGGATTGTTCGTACTGGGCCTTTCCGCGGGTTTAAGCAGTTCGGCCATCATGGCCTTCAGCTCGGATATCTCCTCCCTGAGAGCCTTGTTTTCCGCCTCCTGTCTCTGTCTTTCGGCAAACTCGGGATTCAGGATCTCCATCATCTTGCCGCAGGCGTCCACTATGGCACGGTGGTGGTCTATGCTCCTGAGTATCTCCGCGGACCTGTTCCTCATGGCCGCCACCTCGGAGTTCATCGACTCCCTTGATCCGGATATGACCATGTTCCCGCCTCCGGGGAAATTCGCGTCGGCGATGTCCGCCCCCGCGGGTATCTTCTGGAACGTGACGGTCTGTTCGCCGACCTTGACGGTGATGTCCACCACCATCTTCATCGGCTGGCCGAACATCACCGGCTGTGTCCCGTCCGGGACCGGGTTGGATACTCCCGCAATGGCACCGACCTCCACATAAGGCGTCCCGTCCTTATGGAGTATGTAAAACTGGCTGTTGACTCTTAAATTCTGGAAAGGCATAATTGTTTCTTTTTAAATGAGGGATTCCTCCCTCCGTGTTCTTAAACTACTCCGGTCATTATCTGCAGGGTGTTTGTCGTCCTGTCGAACCAGAACTCGAACACTCCCGTACCGGGAATGTCGGCTGCCGTCAGCGCCTCGCCGTTGTACTTGGTCACGGCCTGCGTTGCCCCGTTTGTCTCGAACAGGACCGGCAGCGTCCCGGTTGTTCCTGTGGGAACGGCCTGCGCCAGGTCGATGTAGATGGTTCCCCTGTACCAGGCATTCACGAATGAATGGTTCGGGAAGGAGAACACCACATTGTCGGCGGTGACATTCACTCCGGATGTGGCTATTGCAGCCGATCCGCGTCTGTTAACGAATTGAAAAGGAAATGGCATGATTACCTCCTTTCTCCGGGTCAACCCCAGAAACCGTTACCCGCCCCGAAACCGAAGCCGTATCCAAGACCATATTGGGCCGCCACACAGGTGGGGATTCCCACAACCGGGCTGTACGGCACCTTGGCCACTTCGGGCTGGTTGCACTCAATCTTCGCCAGACGGGCGCTCAGATCACCCAGCGCGGCATTGACAGGCGCGATGGTCTGTGCGGACACCTGTGCGAAATACGCGTTCTGGTGCTCCTGCGAGAGCTGGTTGACGAGCGTGCTGTTTCTTTCTCGCAACGTGTCGATCTTGTCAAGCAGCGCCTGGTTCTGCATGGCGTCCAGCTTGCTGATGATGGCGTCGGTGTTGGCCGTGCCTGCGTCACGCAATGCGAGCGTGTTCTGGTTGGCCGTGTTCACCAGGGTGTTTGTCTGGTTGCAGACGGACAGCTGGTTCTCGTAGCCCATTTTGGTAATGTTCTCGTTTGTCTGGCAGCAACACTGGAAGATCTGCGACTGGATGGCATTATTGCCTTGCATGATCGCGGTGACGATCTGGTTGGTGTTCATGCCCATCTGGTTGCCGATGTTGCATATCTGCATGCCAAGACCGTTTATGGCGGCCTGTACGGCATCGGAAGAGGTGTTCAACGCGGTGGCCAGGCTCTGGATGTCGTATCCGTTGCGTTGTACGGCCTGCATGATCACGGCGGTGTTCGCGTCGTTCTGCACGAAGGGGACCACGCCGCCCTGTCCGTTGCCCATCATTCCGCCACGGGCGCCGCCGAAGCCTCCCATGCCTCCCCATCCCATCAGGATGAACAGAAGCAGGATGGCGAACAGATCGTCACCCCAGCCGTTGCCGTTACGGCTGTTGCCGTTTCCCATCAGCGCCAGGATGTTCGGATCCACACCGCGCTGTTGCATCAGCGCCGGAAGCATGGCCAGTATGCCGTTGGTGCCGCCTCCGGAGTTCCCGTTCTCGGGGAACACAAAAGTTCTTGATTCACTCATAGTTGTATTTGTATTTTGTAGTTCCGGTCACTAATCCGACCGTGGTGCAAACATACTCAACTACACGCACTCCGTCGAGCGTCCTGTTCTGATGTGTTTCCTTATTTGTTCCAGATATATTCCGATCATCGGCGAGGTGATGTTCCGCGCCAGCAGGCGCCGTATCCCCCGTGCCGTTCGGTTGGTCATCCCCGCTATCTGGTCGGGATACAGGCCGGCTTCCGAGAGCAGCCTGACAAGCACATATCTGGCGTCCGTGGACTCCATGTCCCTGAAATCGCCCAGTATCCGTTCCTTCGGCACTTCCGTTTCACGCTCGGTCAGACCGAGCAGGTTGAAGAAAATTTCGCTCTTGCACATAAACTTCCAATTTTTATTATTACTTTTGTGCACCACATAAAACATAGCGCAATTATTCACGTTAAGGACATTAGCCCTCAGCGTGTGGATGATTGCGCTATCTTTTTCGTTTTTTATGTGGTAATTTAAAACGGAAGCGTTGAGGGCTTTTTTATTATTAACCCTCCCTTTGTTGCATATTTATTTCATAATCACTACCTTTGTCATACAGGTATCAGGTGTTATCATCAAAACAAGTTTTCAGGGTATGTCAAGAGGTCGCAGTTCGGAACTGATCATGAAGCGTAACGAGGCACTGTTGCGCCGCTATTATTATTGGACGGAAATCCAGCGTCTTCGTTTTGACGACGCGTTGAAGATCCTTTCCGAGAAGGAGTTCTTCATCAGCGTGGACCGCATCATGGCCATCATCCGTTCAAACTGCAACAGACTGAAGGATATCGATGTCAAGCCGGTCCCCAAAATAAAGAAGCCCCGTCTTACCGCCGCCCAGCTCTCCCTTTTTACCGACTGACCGCATTATCCCACACGGTACATTCATAGTGTGTCTCATAGACCTTTATCCCCCTGGGCATCGTGTGGAACCTGCTTCTTTTCCTCACAAGCGGTGTCTGGCAGCATTCAGGTTTGTACATCTGCAGAAGCGCGTCCACCTCTTTCATCCGTTCCATTCTTCCGGCGGCCTTGTCCGCCGTGCCGCTGGTGTAATGCGTGTCATCATAGCAGTCAACAGCCAGCCTGACAATGACCGATACCGTCCCTTTCTGCATGTATCCGCCCGCCCCTCCCAGTGTCTGCCATTCCACCTCGGGCGTGTCAACCAGCACCATGGGGAATACCATCGGATAGGTTTCGGAGTCTCCGTCGTCACGGTAGAGCATGTCCAGCTGCCCGTAATCCTCGTCCACCTGTTTGTTCAGCCATGCTATGTTGTCGGCTATTCTTTTCTGAATGTCATTGAATAAAGTTTCCATGTCATTTTAACAATATATTGGTTATTTCCTTTTCCGTTTCCTTTCTCGTCATTTCACGCAGCTCCCGGCTTGGTCCGATGAACTGTCGCCGGGGCATGTCCGCCTTAACGTCAAGCCTCTGTTTCCTTGTCAGGGCCATCGCCTTCCATTTCAGGGCTTCGGGCGGTGCTGCCTCTGCCTTCTGCCTGCGGGCCTTTTTCCCCATCCTTCTGGTGATGCCCGCTTCCTTGAAGTACATCCTCCATGCCATCTTCCGCATCTTGGCGGTCACTCTCGGATGTGTGGTCATGCGTCCCCCGTAGTTGTGGATTCCCGCATATTCCACGGCATTCCGTATCGTCACCTTGTAAGGCTCCGCCACATACTCCGAACTTCGGGACAGGCGGTTACGCCGGCTTAGCAGGGGACTGTATGCGCCCGCCGCCCCCTTGGCGGAATCCTGTCTCCTTGTTCTCTTCCAGGGATGCAGCCCTCCGTCATAAAAACCTCCCTCGCGGAAATTCCTGTTTACAAGGTTCACCGCTTTTGCCCCGATCCTGCGGGGCAGCGTCCTGCTGAAGGCCTTCCGGATTTCCTTCTCCTTTCTGCGGAGTTCCCTGACGGCGTCATTCACATTCATTTTTTTCTCCTTTCCATAAAGTCCCTTACGGTTTTTTCAGCCGAAGGATACGCATGGGCGATATAGGGATGCGTGTCGCTGAACAGCTTTCCGTCCTCCTCCGGGTTGTTGTCCAGCCCTGGTGAGGGCCGATAGTCCGATAACGGCACATCATACCCGGGCGTCGGCTTGTCGTCCGTCTGCTCCAGCGAGCATTTGCAGTTCCACCGGTCTCCGGGGCGGTGGCTTTTCCAAAACCTATGTCCTTTGGGCAAAGTCAGGTCAATCCCCCAGAACTGGGCATGTACGGGATCGGGTTCCGCGCTGGTGGTGGGAAGCCACCGCAGGTTCGGAAGGATGTCCGCATCCCTGTCGAACAGCTTCCAGTCAGCCGCCTGGCGGGCACGCAGTACCGCCGTATCGTACTCGGTTTCGAGCCAAGCCGTATTGTATGTGCCGATAATCGCCTGCACGTCTTCCTGGAACCGGGAAAAAGGTTTCAGTCTTCCCTTTTCGTCCAGCAGTTGCGAGGCAATGTCGTTCTGCATCCGGTGGGTGCGGAAAGCGGAGAACACATCGAGGTTGTCGCGTGTCTGCTCCAGGAACACTTCCTCCAGCCTGTCATTGTCGCTTTGACCGAATCCTTCCTCCGCCGCACGGTCGAAAGTTCTGACCGTAGCCAGGAACAGATCCTCGTCTATTTCCGTTCTTACATCAAACGTCCGGTAGAATATATCCCTCAGCACTTTCGCCATCAGCTCCCTTGTGAACTCAAACGAAACGGCCGCCCCCTGCATGCGGGAATCCGCATGGCCGTGACAACGGCGGCAGTGCTCCCCGTAGAGGTCGTCCATTACCATTTTAAAGCCCCTTTCCGCGGGGCGGCGACGAAAAAAGACCTGATACGGTTTACAATACCGTCCTCCTTCCGCTTGTTCCTTTCAGGAGAGGGTTGTTCTTTCTCCTGTGCACCGTTGTCTGCCGGCTTTCCGTTTCCGAAGGCCGTCTCTTCCTTGAGCCGGTCATAGTTGTCCGGTTTAGGGATTCCCGTAGCCTCGTACACGTATTCATCCGATACGGGGGTTCCCATCTGGCGCATCCGGGATATGATGTTTATCTCCTGCTCGGCGGTGGTTTCCTTGGGCTTGACATAATAGAATTCCCCGCCCCGTGTGTCGTACCCGAAAGCGGTGAAGATATCGGTCATGTCATAGTTCAGGGTGTTCAGTACCAGGATCCGGTCCGCCTCGTTCAGTTTTTTCTCTCCCTTCTCCTGTACGGTCCCCAGTGCCTGCGTGCCACGTTCCGAGGCCTGCGTGGTGAGCGTGTTTCCCAGCACGATCTTGCTGATCTCGTCATTGCATGTGTCGTACAGGGTCCTGTACAGGTCGGAGCTGCCGCTTTTGTTGCCGCTTTCTATCAGTTTCATCTGCGCTTCCTCCGGATGGAGGAACACCGCCGCACCTCCCTGCTCGGCCATATCCTTCACGGCCTGGTCGCGGGCCTGCTCGTCACCGGCGCTGTAGGTATACTCGCGTATGGGCATTCCGAATATCTCGCAGAACTGTGCCCAGTCGGCCATGTCGTTGCGCTTGTATATGACATACGGGGCTATCCTTGCCAGTCTTCCCAGGGAGCGTTTCTCCCCGACAAGGAGCATCGTGTGGTAATTCTCCAGCGGTTCCCCCGTGGTGTCCTCCTGCCGGTGTTTTATCAGCCCCCGCACCGGGTCATAGTTCTTTCTGGGAACGAGTCTGTAGTCCATCCATCCGCTCCCGTCCTTATAGAACTGGAACAGGGAGAATCCCCAGAAATCCGAGTCTATCAGGTCCCCGATGAACCGGTAGAACCAAGGGGAGCGTAACAGGGTGTTGATCCTCTCGTCCGGAACGCCGTTCCTTCTGAACTCGATCTGCGAGCACTGCACTGCCGATTTCCTCTTCTCTATGACGCTTCCCGTATGCCCGTCCATAAGGATGTCCTCATAGAGGTCATACAGCCTCGTCCGCTGTGTGAAGTCCACATTGTTCGCTCCCCTGACGGCCTGCATGTAGTCCGCCATATCCTTCATGAACAGCCTGGGTGCGGTGATGATGACTGTTCCCGGGGTGTTCCTGCCCGGCAGCGGCATGTTGCCGCTTATGGATATTTCTTTTTTTCTTGCCATTTCAATAGTGTGTTACACGTTTGGGATTGCTTCTTATCTGGGTGGGCAGGTTGTTCCTTGCCGTCTCCTCGTCCAGCAGGGGAGCGTCGGCTATGCTGATCTCCATCTTGCTGACCGCCTTGAGCCACTCCATCGCGCGGTCATAACGTTCCTTGCGTATGGGGGAGAACTTCTGGGGGTTGTGGATGCTGCATACATGATAGAGCGTGATGTCCTTGGCGAACATGAGTATGAGCGCGTTCCTTTCCTTGCCCTTTGCGGAGAATATCCTGTCACAGTCATAACGTGCGGACAGGTAGGAGCGCATCTGCGCCACCGCCTGGTCCTCGCATATCTCCACTATGGACTCGTCTTCCCTGATGATGCTGTCCAGGATCTCCCTGTGGATGCTCGCATCGTAGTCATCCGGATTGATGAATTCAGACATGTCATTTACCTCCTGTACTTGTTTAAACGGCGGATTGCCGCCCTTTCTATTATGACCGGCTTCTCCATGTTCCCCGCCTTCCTGTCTATGGCCCTGTTCCCTCCCTCCACGCAGTCCGGCCCGTCCGCGGGATACGGAAGGGTGAGCTCGAACATCCGGAACTGGTCAACCAGTTCCTTCATGTCCGAGGAGTCTTTCTCCTGTTCGTTGAATATGAGGTTGCCGTCACGGTCCATGGGCTCAAGGTTGGCCTCGATACGGGTTGCCTTGTCGGTCTTGCGTTCCTCGTCGGGGATGATGTTCAGCGGGATGCCGTGTTTCTTGCGCAGCCTGTTCAGATGCTTCTTTAAAACCTGTTTGAAGAAGGGATCCTGCAGCTTGTTGTTCTCCACATAGGCGTAAACGGAAGCCTTTCCTCCCACATATTTGTACTGTTCGAAGAACGCCTCGATAAAGTCCTCGTTCTTACCCCGGAACACCCTTGCCTTGATCACATACAGCTTTCCCTTGAGCTTGCCCAGCAGGCAGACGGACTTGAAACTGGCCTGTTTCCTCCTGCTCTCCCCTGGGGCCGGGTCCCCGTAAATGACAAGGAACCTGAATTTGTTCAAAGGAGGGACCTTCCCGAATACAAGGTTCTTGAATATGCTCCCTTCGCTGACCGGATTGTTGAAAAATTCCTTCTGTGCCGACGAGGTGCTGATAAGCGACAGGAACAGGTCTATATCCTCTTCGGAGTTCTTTTCCGGCCATGAGGAGACGCCGTCCTTGTCACGGATATTGATAATGTCCGCGTATCCTATTCCTTTCTGTCCGAGTTCCGCAGCCTTTTCGATGGCACGTGTGATGCAGCAGTCCGCCGCAATGATGTTTCCGTTAAACAGCACCCTGTAACGTCCTGAGACGGACATGGTGGGAATCAACGCCTCTTCAAGCCATTTCCACTTGGCCTTGATACGTTCCGGATTCCGGCATTCCTCGTCGGTGTCTATATCATCGATAAGGATAAAGTCAGGACGGAAGTTCTTGTTACGGGTACCGCGTGGCGACTGTCCGGCACCGATAGCCCGGAAGGAACAGCCGCACTGGCATGTAAATTCCCCTGTTTCCCAGGAACCCGGTTTTTTTTGTGTGCCGTAATCCTGGATGATGCGCTGGTTTTCCTCCATATTGGCCATGAAGGGCAGCAGCAGGCGTCCGGCGTTGTCCTGCGAGTTCGAGATAAGCAGCACATTGCGTACCTGCCGGGTAAGCGCCAGCTTGATGATCTCCATCATGGCGCGTGCCGACTTGGCCAGCTCGCGCGACCATGCCCTGACCTCATACCAGCGGTCGTGCCCCATAAGACGCCGTGTCGCTTTTTTATGGAAACCGGCCGGCTCGCAGGTGTAATACTGTGCGAAATAATAACGGAACCACGCTTCATTATCCGCCTCCAGCCGTTTCTTACGGTCCTCTATTTCAGCGGTGGAGTCGGACGGGTTAATGTCCGAACTCTCCCGGACGGATGCCACCAGGTCGTTCCATTCCGCCAGTTCGGCCCTGTCCCGGGGGGTAAGTCTGAGTTTTGCCATAGCCTTACAGTTTGGATTTTACATAGGCGTCCAGCAGTGGGACTATCTCCTTGCTGCGTGCCATGTCATAAGTGCGCAGCCACTTGACAAAACTCTTGAAAACCGAAAGGATGTCAGCCAGCCCCACATCCGTTTCCATCTTTTTGATGGACCCGGTTATTTTGGCTATGGTGTCCGATTCGGCCGTGCTGGCGAATCTTTCCCCCTCGGGTCTCCCGTTGATGGCATTGTTCAGTTCGGCAAGCTGGAGATACAGGTTCTTGAGCTGTTCTTCCCGTGTCATGGTGATGGATACCTTGTACCGTTCCCAATTGCCTTCACCGGCCCACCGGGAGACAGTCTGACGTTTTACCCCCACACGCTCGGCAATCTCCGCGTGTGTCAGTTCTTCATTAAGGTAAATAGTCCTTGCAAAATCTTTTTTCTGCCTGCTAGTCAGTTCCGCCATTTTTTTCATATTTTTTATTTACGGCAAAATTCGTATTTAAATATATGATTTGCAATATATTGAATTTATGATACTGTCTTATGGCGTCATCATGAGGTTGTAAAGTTGCATCATGTCCCAATGGTGTTGACTGTAGTAAAAAAACTCTCCATATTTGCACCGTAATTTTAAGACGAACGATGAAAAAGCGATACTTTAACATGATACCCTCCCCTGATACCGCCTGCATCCTCCTGTACGGGGAGATCGGCGGTTTTGACGGGATCAACGACAAGGACATTGTTTCCGAACTGTATGAATACGCTTCCATGTACAGGAGCATAGACGTGCGTGTGAACTCCCCGGGAGGGAGCGTGTATGCAGGCATGGCCATATTCAACGCCCTCAGGGCCAGCGATGCGGATATAACCATCTATATCGACGGCATTGCCGCAAGCATGGCCAGTGTCATCGCCCTGTGCGGAAAACCGGTATATATGAGCCAGTACGCCCGTCTGATGCTCCATAACCCTTACGGGGGGTGTTACGGCAACAAGGAGGAGATGAAAGCCGTCGCCGAGCAGCTGGAGGCGCTGGAGGATACGCTTGCGGACATGTACGCTTCCAAGACCGGGAAGACCCGTGAGGAGATAAAGGATGCCTATTTCGATGGGAAGGACCATTGGATTACCGCCAAGGAGGCCAGGGAGATGGGATTCATTGACGGTATCTATGATATCGGCGAGAAAGTGGATGCCGGGACGCCGCAGGAGGTTTATGCCGCATTCCAAGCCCGGCTGGACAATCAAACATTAAATACAGGTAATATGATGTATGAAGAATTGAAGAAGAGACCATCCTTCGCCTCGTGTGCGACGGATGAGGACGTAGTGCGCACGCTCTCCTCCCTTGAAAACAAGGCGGGACAGTATGACGCGCTGGTAAAGGAACGTGACACGCTCAAGGCGAGTCTGGACGGATATGTCGAGAAGGAGCGCGAGGCCAGAAAGGCCGAGATCAGGAATCTTCTCGAGGACGCCATGCAGGACGGGCGTATCGCCCCATCCGACCGTGACGCGTATCAGGCGGTGCTGGAGAAGGATTATGAGAACGGGAGAAGGATTGTCGACGGGCTTGCGAAGAAAAAAAGCGTGGATGATGTTCCGGATACCCCGCTACAGGACAAATCCGGATGGAATGACAATTGGAAAGAAATCCGGAAAAAGAACGGTTTTAATTAAAAAATGAAAAGATTATGGCTGTAACTATCAAGAATACGAATTATGACGGTGAGGTGCTCGACAGGATACTCACCAAGGCGGCCACGGGCAACGAACTGGTACAGAAGGGGCTGATCAACCTCGTGCCCAATGTGACGAAGAAATACTCCATTCCCCGGCTGAAAACGAACAAGATGCTGCGCAAACGCGTGGAACAGCCTGAGGACAAGGACTCCAAAGGGGATTTCATTTATTCGGAAAAGGTGCTTGAACCGAAAGACTTCATGGCCTTTACCACGTTCAATCCCCGCTCTTTTGAGCAGATATGGCGTCCGTTCCAGCCCAAAGGGGAACTGGTATTCCGGGAGCTTCCCCCCAATGTGCAGAACGTCCTTCTGAAAGCCTTGTCCGACCAGGTGGATTTTGAACTCGGATACCATTTCGTCAACGGCATCTATGTCGATGATGAGGAGGATGACGAGCACCTGTTCAACGGCATTCTGATGCGTGTCTATGAAGATCCTGAGGTAATCCGTGTGAACTCCCCGAAAGACGACACCATGATTGAACGTCTGATGCGCGTGCGCAAGGCAACTCCCCAGGTTCTCCGCAACAATCCCAATTTTGTGTATATCATGTCCGTTGACGATGCCGACCGGTATGACGACGAGCTTATCCTGCGCGAGGGAAAGGGCGTGAACTGGACTGATACCAGCGCCATGCGTTTCAAGGGAACTACGATCAAGACCGTATCCTCATGGCCGGACGGCTTGATCATCGGAACAGTGGCTACACCGACCGAACAGTCCAACTTCTGGGGAGCGGTCAACCTGCAGAACGACTTCAACGTGATCCAGATCGACAAGCTGACCAATGCCGGAGAACGTTACTTCTTCAAGATGCTCATGACCGCGGACACGAACACGGCGTTCGGTGAGGAGGTGGTCATGCTGGACGCGCGTGAGGGGAATGTCATCACAACGTCCAACACCACGATCACAATGAAATCGCAGGATGACGCCATCGAGCTGACTCCCGCGTCAGACCAGACCTATACCATTGAGGCGGCCGCGGTACATGCGGGAGCGCGCCTGTCCGTGTCCAACAAATCGGCTGAGCATAAAGCGACCGTGCAGGGTACGGAAGTCGCGCCAGGCAAGACTGTATCCCTCTATTATGACGGAAAGTCATGGTTTGAGGGGGATGTGAAGGAAATAACACTTTCAAGCGATCTTGCCGGACAGGAAAGCAAGGCTGCTGTCAGTGCGTCTGCAGAAAGTCTGGAGGTTTGATTATGGCGACACCAAGAGGACTACGAAACAATAACCCCGGAAACCTCCGCCTGTCAGGTGACAGGTGGAAGGGTCTCCGCCCGGTGCAGACGGACAAGGAGTTCTTCCAGTTCACCGACATGAGATACGGCTACCGTGCCATGCTCATCACCTTGAGGAACTACCGGAAGAAACACGGTTTGAGGACCCTCTCCCTTATGATCGGGCGTTACGCCCCGTCCACGGAGAACGACACCCGTGCCTACCTTTCAAGTGTATGCGGCGAGCTTCAGGTTCCCACTACCTACGAGCCTGACGTGGATGACAAGGGGACGATGTGCCGTCTGGCCGCCGCGATGAGCCGGGTGGAAAACGGCGTGCCCGCCGTCATGGCGGACATAGAGGCCGGCTGGGAGATAATCTGAAAAATGACATGCGTATGGACTGGGGCACTGTATTCGAACTTCTCCAGCAGTGGCTCGCCCCCACGGGGTGCATAGCCATGGCAATAGGCTGGTGGCGTGACCGCAGGCTCGTCAAGGTCCGTGCGGTCAAGGAGAACGAGGGCACATACAAGCAGTTGTATGACGACCTCTCCGAGACGACTTTACATTTAAGCGACCAAATACGAAAAGTCAATGAGAAAATTATCGTTCTGGAACAGGCACTGCGTAAATGTTACCAGTGCAAGTATGCTGACCGCTGTCCTGCTGTTGTCTGGATGCGCAGCAAACAGGGAGAGCCGAACAGCCGTCCGCTCGGGCTCTCTTCAGAGGAGCGTAACCGGGGAAATAATCTTCGGCAAGGCCCCGACGACTCTGACGAGCCTGGCACTGAAACCCGGGCTCCTCCGGACGATAGGCGGCCTTCCGGCCGGTATGGGCGTGACGGAGCAGCATGAGGGGCTGGAGGTGAGGGTGGAGTCGGACGGGGAAGGCGGCGTGAACGTCACGGCCGTTTCGCATGCCCGGCCGGAGATCACCGTAAGGGAGACCTCGGACCTGAGATGGGAGTCAGAGGAGAGTACGGCCGAGGAAAAACAGCCGGTTCCCTCTTTTTGGGAGCGGACAAGGACGAAGGTGTTGTGCTGTTTTGTCCTCCTGCTTCTCTTCTGGGGACTCCGGCGGTTTAAAGACAAATCAAGGAACAATTAAAACATGAATCATTATGGCAGAAACGAATACCGGCGCCATCTATGGCGTGAAAGCTCTCAAATATAACGGGAAGGCTCTCGGGCTGATATCCGAGGACGGGTTGCAGCCCGGAGGCGACTCGCCTTCCAAGACCCGCATCTGGGCGGCGCAGAAACGCAACGCGCCGTTCGCGGTGCTCAAATCCACACCGGGAACCAAGACATGGACGTTCACGCTCATCGAGCTGCTCGGCGAGAACATGAGACAGGTCATGGGCGGCGAGGTGGATGAAAACGGAAACTACACCCCTCCCGCCGAGGACAAGGACGTGCAGGGCGTATTTGACATCGAAGCCGTGACGGGGCACACGATCCGGATCTACAACGGGGTGCTCACCTGCAACTTCTCCAACGGGATCAACTTCAGCAACGTGCTGGGTATCGAGAGCGAACTGGAGATGCAGGACGCGGGCGCGGACAATCCACCCTACAAGATCTTCGCTCCCGGACAGGTGCCCCCCGCCGATGAAATTCCGTCGCAGTCATGACGGACACACGAATACAGGCGGCGGACATGCTGCTTGACATCGGCATCCGCATTCCGGTGATGCCGCTCAGGCCCTTCAAAAAACGCCCCGGGAAATCCTTCCTTGTCATGCGCCGTCCGCCCGCCGGGGCGGTCATCCGCATAGCAAGGCGGTACCTGGAGCTCGGCGTCACCCCGGAGGAGATCAAGGCGATGGACTATGAGGAAAGGATGCGGTTCGTGGCGGAGAAGGGGAAGGCGGTCAGCCGGATGGTCGCGCTGGCCGTATGCACCGGATGGCTCTCGGGGATGCTGTTCTCCGGCCCTGTGGCATGGTATCTCAGATGGAGGGTGCATCCGGCGATGCTCTCCGCCGCCCTCATCGAGCTGCTCAGGGGCATGGACATACAGCCTTTTTGCAATACTATTCCGTTGGCGTCCAGAACGGCGGAGCTGCTGGAGCCGATAGGAAGCCGGGAAAGGAAAACGGGTTAACGGGCCGGCAGGAAGGCCCCCATAGCGTTTTCGGAATCATCGCGCAGGCGATGGAACGGTTCGGCAGGTCGAAACGGCACATCCTGTGGAAGATCAGCTACGCCGAGCTGATGCTGATGAACACGGATGTCAGCCGGTATGTGACCAAGGAGGAGCTCCTGGAAAGGGAGCGCAAACGTAGGCCGGACAAATTCACCACTGAATATTTTCAAACAAAACTTGGAGGGTAAAAATGGAACCTGTAAGACTGGAGATACTGCTTGACGACAAGACACTGAAGGGATTGCGCTCGGTGGAGGGCAACCTGGGCAATATGAGCCAATTTGCCAAACTTGTCATCGCACAGCTGGAGCAGGAGCTTGCGACCCTGCAGGAACGGTTCAAGCAGGCCATGGCCGCAGGTACGAATACCGATGCCCAGATGGCGGATATCCAGGCACTGCAGGGAGTTGTCAGACAGTTGAAGACGGAATTGCAGGACCTGGAGGCTGTCAAAAGAAAGACGAACTCCACTCCCGTAGCCGGACAACAGGTTACCGCAAGCATGGAGGATATCACAAAGAAAACGAATAATTTGCGGCTGCAGTTCCAGCAGGTTGCGCGTGAGCTACCCTCCCTTGCCATGGGGCCGCAGATGTTCATTCTTGCTATTTCCAACAATCTTCCGATGTTGACGGACGCCATCAGGGACGTGCGTCAGCAGAACGAGTTGCTGATGCGCTCCGGGCAGAAAGGCGTGCCGGTGTGGAAGCAGCTTGCCGGCTCATTATTCTCATGGCAGACAGCGCTTGTCGCGGCCATATCGCTCGGAATAGTGTACGGAAAGGACCTATGGGAATGGGTGAAAAATATTGGCAAGGCCAACAAGGAGCTGACAGCCGCACAGAAAGCTGCGGAAGACCTGAACGCTGCATCAAGAAAAGCAGTGTCCTCCAAAGCAGATGAGATCTCCCGGCTGAGAATCCTGTATTCCGCCACACAGGATGTGACCCGTAGCGAAAGGGAACGGAACAAGGCTGCGGACGAGCTGCAGAAGATCTATCCCCGGTATTTCGCCAATCTCACCAACGAGGCGATCCTGGCGGGTAACGCCGCATCAGCCTATGACAGTCTGACACAGGCCCTTATCCGTGCCGGGCAGGCGAAAGCCAGCGAGGATATCATAGCGGACTATACCAAACAGGACTGGCAGCTCCAACGTGCCATGAATGCGGACACCAACTGGACCAACCGTAACAGGGAGGAATATAGGGAAGCGAAGAAGCGGCAGGCTGAATATAACAAATGGGTTCGTGAAAATACTGCACGCCAGGGATCCAATCTTGTGAAATGGGGATTGGGGATGTATTATGACTCTACGGAAGACGGCAAACTGATTGCCGAATTCGAGCGCCGGACGGCGGAACTTGAGAAGAATGCAAAAAAACGCGCCGACATACAAAAAAACATAGAATCCGCCGCCAAGTCCGTCAATGTGACCGATTACATCACAGGAGGCGGAGGAGAAAAGGAAACCAAGGATACGGGCAAACCGGCCCGGGATTATCAGGACGAGCTCGCCGACGCCCGTATCAGGGCACAGCAGAAACTTGAGGCGGCACGCATATCGGTCATGCAGGAAGGTGTAAGGAAACGCCAGGCCCTTGCAAGGCAGGAGCTTGACGAGTCGCTCGCACAGATCGACAAGGAAGAGCGTGACACCCTCAAGAAAATGGACGAGGCCGAAAAGAAACGGGGTGTGAAGTCCACGCCCGAGGAAAGGCAGGCCGTGAAGGACAACGCGTCCCAGCAACGGGCGCTGGCTACCATGGGATACCTGAAGGAATCCTACGACATCGAGAAGGAGTTCCGCGACAGGAACCTGAGAGAATGGGTGGAATATTACAAGGAATACGGCACCTACCAGGAGAAGCGGGCCGCCCTGGACAAGGAATACAACCATAAGATCGGACAGCTTTATGAGGAGCGCCGCAAGGCCGAAGCGGAAGGGGATGCCGCCGGAGCGGAATCCCTGGACCTGCAGATCGCGCGTGCGACCAAGGACAAGGGGAAGGAGCTCATCAAGCTGGACTACAAGCAGCTGACGGAATCACCCGATTACATACGCGCCTTCGAGAACCTGAGGGAAACTTCCACAGGCACCCTGAACTCCCTGCTGGAACAGTTCGAGAAGGCCAAACAGGCCGCCGCACAGGTGCTCTCCCCCGATGAACTGCGGGAATATACCACGACCATCCGGGAGATCATGGACGAGCTGGACAGCCGGAACCCGTTCCAGGCGCTTGCCGACAGGAAGAGCGAGCTCGCCGAAGCCGAACGCGAGCTTGCCGAGGCCCGGCGGAACCTCGAGACCGTGAATGCCGGAGGACGGGTGTCCACGGGAGTGAGATACAATGACAGGACCGGGAAGATGGAGGAAACCTATCTGACGGCCGCCGCCGCGATGGAGAAGTACAACAAGGCGCAGGACAAGGTGGCCAGGTCCTCCTCCCGGGTGGAGAAAGCCGAAAAGGAAGCGGCGGACATCGTCGGGGAGCTGGCGCGTGCCGTCGAAGAACTGGGCGGCGCCATCGGAGGGCAGGCCGGGGAGATCGTCACCCTGATGGGAGATATCGCCCTGTTCACCCTCACCACCATCGACGGGTTGGGCAAAGTGGCGCAGACCGGAGCGAATGCCATCTCGGCGGTGGAGAAGGCGTCGGTCATCCTGACCATCATATCCGCCGCGATACAGCTGTTCCAGAAGATAAGCGAGCTTGGGAACAACCGGGCCTTCAGGCAATACGAGGCCTACGCCGAGAAGATCAAGGAGATAAACGCCCTGACCGATGCGGTGAACGAATACCGCATCGCCGCCCTGGAGGCGCAGCAGGCCGAGAGCAACTGGTTTTCCGCCGACAACCTCAAGAATCTCCGTGATTACAGGGCATTGCATGACGAAGTGGCCAAGGCTTACGCGGACAAGGCCATGGAGTCACAGGCGATATACCGCAACGAGAGCGGGGGCGGATGGCTGACGGGCGCGCTCAACTGGGTGATGGGCAATTTGTCCGCCCTTGCATGGTGGGACGAATGGAGGGACATCTGGGGCCAGGGGGATTACAAGGAAGGCCAGACGGCGGCTATCAACAACCTGCGTATCGAGACGCGGAAAAAAAGCAGCGGTTTCCTTGGCACCGGTATCGGCGGGAAGTCACAGAAGACCGAGGACCTTGTCACCTGGGCACGGAACCAGGGGTTAGGCGAGCTGTTTGACGATGAAGGGCTGATCAACAAGGAACTTGCACAATCGCTTATTGATAACTATGGCGACAAACTTGTCGGGCAGACGAAGGAGACGCTCGAGGCCCTTATAGAGCTCCGGGAAAAATACGACGAATACATAGAACAGCTGCACGAGTATGTGAGCTCCCTGTACGAGCCGCTGACGGAGAACTTCGTGGACAGCCTGTGGGACTGGTTCGACAACGGGAAGGACGCGCTGGACAGCTTCAAGGACTATGCCTCGGACACCTTCCGTGACATTGTTTCCGACATGATGCGCACCATCGTGCTTGACAAGGTGGTCGGCTCGTTCGGTGATGACATTGCCGCCCTGTACGAGGAGTACGCCAAAGGGAAGATCGACGAGGCGGAGCTGATGAGGAAGGTGGCCGAACGCACGGAAGACCTGGTAGGCAAATACCAGGACAGCATACCCGAGCTGCAGAACATCATGGACCTGGTCGGAGGCTACCTGAAGGATGCCGGGATCGATATCAAACAGCCGGAGGGCTCCTCCCAGTCCGGCCGGGCCGGAACCGTCACCTCCATGACCGAGGAGACGGCCGGAAGGCTGGAGGGGATCGGCAACGCGGCCCTTGACCGTGTCATCAGCATTGACAACAACCTTACGAGGCATCTCGAAGGGATGGCGACATCCCTGGGCAAAATTGCGGGGAATTCGGAGTACCTCAGACACCTCGAAACGATAAACGAGAACATCGCGGAGCTCCGGCGCGGTGTGAAACTGAAAACATAGGACTATGGAAGTGGAGGAAGGACTGCTGAAGATAAACGGGACGGACATGGCGTCCCTGGGATGTTTCCTGTACGAGGAGAATGCGGGGGACCATACCAATTACGACTCGCTGATGAAGCCGCCGAAGATGAAGGAGTACACATCCGTCAGCTACCGGGAGCTTGACGGCGAGGAGCTGCCCGAAACATTGCTTCCCCGTTACGAGGCGAGGGACATCACGCTGAAGATGGCGGTGGTTGCGGATACACGGGCCGGGTGGTTCGAGAACTACAACGCCGTGCTTGCCTTGCTGAAGTCGGGATGGCTGACGCTGGAGGTTCCTGAGATAGGCCGGGTGATGAAGGTCTACCTGAAGGAATATACCCGGTACAGCCAGTTCACGACAATCAGGAATACCGGCCAGCAGATAGCCGGATTCACGGTCACGCTGCGCGAGCCGAAACCTTTTTCAAACAGTGATTAAAAACGATTTAAAGACATTGTAAATGGAACTTGAAATCTACGACAGGCAGGGAGCCCTGAAAAGAAAGGTCAGTCCCGATTCATCGTCCCGGTGGACCGAGGAGGTGGGGGCGGAATTCGTGGTGACGGTGAACTTCACCACCTGGGAGTTCTTCGTCCTGTCGGTCGGCGACTATGTGGAGATATCAGGAAAGCGGTTCTCCATAAAGAAGGAGTACCGCCCGAAAAAGACCGACACACAGAAATACACCTACAATATCAGCTTCTACGGCCGCGAGCACGACATGCAGGACCTGTTGTTCTGCCGTCTGAACCAGGGGGAGGACGATCTGGAGTCCGTCTTCGCCTACGACGGCACGCCGATGGAAATGCTGGAAAAGCTGGTTGCGAACATGAACCGCAACACCGACGGTGTGACGTGGCGTGCAGGCCAGGCCGTCACCGGCGACCGGAAGACCATCAACTTCAACGGCCTGTTCTGCTGGGATGCGGCAGGCGAGATAGCCGGTGCCTGGGAAACCGAGTGGTGGCTGGACGGGGAATACCTGAACATAGGGAAATGCGAACACGGCGAACGGGTTACGCTCGGCTATATGAAGGGATTGAAGACGGGGCTGACCCAGAATGAGAATTCCAATTCGATCAAATGGTTCACACGGCTGATCCCCGTAGGTTCAACCAAAAATATTGACCCGTCAAAATACGGCTACACCCATCTGCAACTGCCGTCACGGGACAAGTATATCGACCTGAACACTCAATTGGGACTGAAGGAGCATCGCGAGGAAGCGGCCTTTCAGGATATATTCCCGCACCGCCTGGGTACGGTATCCTCGGTAAGGTCCGAGGAGCAGACAAATAAGGACGGGAAGAAATACACCGTCTATTATGTCAAGGACAAGGATCTGCCCTTCAATCCGGATGAATACATGATCGGCAGCGAGGTGATACACATCACCTTCGAAAGCGGCGACCTCTCCGGAAGGGAGTTCGAGTGCAACTGGCATAACGACACACAGGAGTTCGAGATCATCAACACCTACCCGGACGAGAACACCCAGATACCGGGAGGCAACATCATACCGAACGTCGGTGACACGTATATCCTGACGAACATCCGCATGCCGGATGAGTATTACCCGATAGCGGAAGAACAGTACAAGCAGGCGGTTGACAGCTTCCTGACAGAATACAGCAAGGACATATCCATCTATTCCGGCGACACGGATTACATCCATGTGGATAAAAACAGTGTGCCGTTATCGCTCGGACAAAGGGTGAGACTGGAGGACGCGCAGTATTTCGAGGCCGGGTATCTTGACACCCGCATCACAAGGATAGAGAGGAAGCTGGGCAATCTTTCCGAGGCTTCCATTGACTGCTCGTCGGCGGTCAGCACCTCATGGAAGTCATCCGTGGATTCGACGCTGAACAATCTGGAATACACGCTGGCGCAGGAGATGGCGCAGGCCAATGTCCGCCTGCTGAAGACCGGCGATATGGAGAGTCCGAGCGACTATACGGCTTTCTCCTCCCTGAGGGCTATAGGAACCTTCCTGAGAAAGAACATAGCGGATATCGCCAGCGAGATCATCACCTTTCTCAAAGGTCTGAAAGTGGGAAAATTCGTTACAGGTCTTATCGGGGGCAGTGGTGCGGCCATCTGGTTTGACAAGAACGGCAAGACAATAGTCGAAGCCGACAAGGCGATGTTCCGTGAAGAGCTGATAGTACCGCAGATCACGTTCAACTGCATCGATGTGATATCCGGCGACAAGGCGAACTCGTTCGCATACGGAAGAATAAAGACCGTTGACACGGAAAACCGAATAGCCACGCTGGAACTGCTTGAGGGGCAGTGGGGAACGTTGAAGGTAAGTGATATCTGCCGTGGTATACTTCACAACATAGCCGGCAGCAACCATACGAAGGATGAATACGGTCCTAATGGATTCATGGAGTATTCCGGATACGCCACCTCATACTTTACCCCCACTAGAATCATCGAGAATGAGGCAGGAAACATGAAGTTTGAATACGCTCTTCAGGCAGGAACAAGCGTGCATCCTCTTCCGGGTATGAACTTCTTCGCATACGGCAACTTCACCGACAAGGACAGACAGGACATTACCTATGAGAACAGATCTTACTTGCGCAGATTGGTCAACGTGAACACATGGGTAATAGATCCGGATGTGAACATCGCTTATCAGAACGGAAACCTGAGTGGTCTTACAGTCAACGGGCAGGTGATGGACGGTTATTCTTCATTTCAAGACAAAGTATACATAAGGGGAACGATAGAACGACTCAAACCCAACGGTGAGGTGGCTATGGACTTAAGCTACGAGGGTGTATGGCAATCAGGCAGGCATTATGATTACTACGATAGTGTGACGTATAACGGCAGCACATGGGCGTGTCTGAACAAGAACGGTTCGTCCTCTGAACCGGGTACGGATGCTGACTGGCAGGAGATAGCATCCAAGGGTGATACGGGGGCACCGGGAAAGGACGGTGTGAGCGTGACCAATAGCGGTCCGTGGTATTCCGGCTTGGTTGTTCCCAAAATGAGTATCGTTACAATGGGAGGAAGTTCGTTTCTTTCTAAAGTATCCACTACCAATCCTCCCTTATGGTGTTGGACAGACAATGCCGGTAATCGGTTTACTTACAATGATGGCGGATATGTGCTGACGGGTGAGATAAATACCGATGAATATGAACTTTTGGTTCAAAGCGGAAAGGACGGAAGCGATGGTACCAGTTATGAGAGGGTATTCATCCATACTACAACAGAGAGTAAACCTGCCACTCCTTCCACGTCACAGACGGACGATTATGTGCCTTCCGGCTGGCATGATGATCCTGTAGGTGTTTCCAGCTCTCTGCCTTATGAGTGGATCAGTGAGAGGGAGAAGAAAAACGGTATATGGAGTAAATTCAGTGCTCCTGCCCTTTGGGCGAAGTACGGATTTGATGGTGCTGACGGTGCTGAGGGCGTAGCCGGAACGAGCATCATTTGGAAAGGTGATTTTTCCTCCGCTCCTTCCAATCCTCAGAACGGGTGGGCATACAAGAATACCACTGATAAGAAATCATATGTATATCAGGATGGACAGTGGTATCAGATGACTATTGACGGAATTGATGGGAAGAACGGGAAAGACGGATTGAGTATTGTATGGAAAGGAGATCTCCAAACACCTCCTTCCAATCCTCAGACCAACTGGGCATACCGGGATACCAATAATGGTCGTGTATATATATGGAACGGAACAGCATGGGCATTGATGGTTGTGGACGGATCGGACGGTGCTGATGGTGCAGCCGGTTCTGACGGATTGAGCGTGTTTATAACTTATAATGACAGCACTTCCCAACCTTCTGTACCTACCGGGAACGGTACTACTGGAGGATGGCATACAAATGCGACAAGTGCCGCCATATGGATGTCGCAGAAGGTTGCTGCGTCCGCATCTGACGGAGCATGGGGTACACCGATAAAAATCAAAGGTGACAAGGGTGACGGTTACACCCAGATGGGGCAGTTTAGGACTGGTATGGTTGTTCCTAAGATGGGTGTCGTTTCGATGGGTGGCGGCTCTTATGTAGCCAAGGTATCCACTACCAATCCTCCCTTATGGTGTTGGACAGACAATGCCGGTAACCGGTTCACTTTCAATGATGGTAGCTATGTGCTGACGGGTGAGGTGAACACTGCCGAATACGATGTATGGGCAGAGAAAGGTGATACCGGATTAAAAGGTGATAAAGGTGACAAGGGTGATGACGGTGAAAAGGGCGACAAAGGAGATCAGGGCGTACAAGGAATACAGGGCTGTATCTTCCGTGAGTCGGAATGGTCCGCCTCAAGTGTGCAGTACCGTAATGACGAAGCCCTGACAAGCGGTACGAGGTATATTGATTTCGCATTGATAAGGAATGACGCAGCCATTGACGGATGGGATGTGTACAAATGTTTGAAGACGCATGTGTCCTCCGCCTCGAACAAACCGGGCAACACCACATACTGGGAAAAGCTGAGCGGGGTGGGACCTATCTATACCAGCCTGATAATAGCTAAGAATGCCAGCATCAGCCTGTTCCAAGGAAATCAGGTTTTGATAAAGAAGAGCGACAACACTGTTTCCGCAGGCATGTCCGGCTCTACATCCGGTCAGAAGATACGTATATGGGCAGGTTCCGCGACTCCTGACTCCGCACCGTTCCGAGTGAATGAACAGGGTGGGTTTGTGGCAACGAAAGCGAATGTGGCAGGTACGGTCACTGCCACTCTTCTCTACTCACCGGGAAGCGATATGGATAGTCTGGCTGATTCGGAAGGCAATATGACCGTGAATCCGTCTACTCAGGGATCTACGTTCTTCTCTGCTGACGGTTTGGGCGGAACCATAACTCTTCCTCCTGCATCATCATGGAACGGATTGAAACTGGAGTTTGTGGTTGATATGACATCAAGGGCGGCCAAGAACCCGGATAAATACAAGGCTACGAACTATTTCTGCGGACTGATGGGAGCTTACAATAACAAAACAGAAATTCAGATGGCAAGGCCTTATGTTTTGGAGATGAAGGCCTTTAACAACCATTGGTATATAACACGTATGGATTTAATTGAGTAAACGATATGATATTACAAGCAGGTTATGATTGCTATCTGACACAGGCCGAAGATATGCCTCTGTCGGAACGAAGATTTGAGAATCAGGTATTGATAAACAGCCCTGAGGATGTGGCTATGTGGAAAGAAATCACATCAAAGCAGAAGGAGCAGATGATTGCCGAAGCGTCCTTCATCGATACGGAAGCGATAGATGTTGAAGCACTTGATCGTGTGGATACACTATTAAACGATATTGCGGCAAACATTAACAATGCCGGGCTTACTGTAGAGGAAGCATTGGCGAAGAAAGAGTACTTTCCCGTATGGGAGGATCTGATAGGTACAGAGGTTGATGTGCAGTTCCGCTTCCGCTATGGCGGCACGCTCTATGAGGTTATACAGAAACATACACCGCAGGAGGACTGGAAGCCGGGAACGGGTACGGAATCCTTGTACAAGGTTGTGCAGATAGAGCACTCCGGCACACTGGATGATCCTATACCTTGGGTACATAACATGGTGCTGGAAGAAGGCAAGTATTACACCGATAAGGAGGTTCTTTATCTCTGTATCCGTGACAGCGGAATAGGTATGGCATTCGACTTGGAAAATCTTGTTTCGGGTGGATATGTTCAAGTGGTAGAAAATCAAGTAGTAATAAATAATTAAAAAAATACGATTATGGCAGACAAAAAATTAAATGAAGTTCCGGTGGTAAGTGACATCGTTACTATTTTCGGAAAGCGATCAAATGGTGAAATTGTTCAAATAGATAAAAGCAACTTAGCAACACTTCTGGGAG